CTTAAACAATACCTTGCATTGCAAGGGGATTTAGAATCATATAGAGATGATGAAGAAGCACAAACTGCTTTAACATTGTATCACCTATGCGGACTAGATGCAGAGTATGTAAAGAAGTTATCAGCTGAATCATACAATAACATAAGAAGTAAGTTAAACGAATTTATATCACCTGAAAGTATTGAACTACAACAATTCGTAACAATAGGAGATATAGAATACGGATTTGAACCTAACCTATCTAAAATGAGTTATGGTGCTTATGCAGATATAACAAAGTGGGATACAATAGCAGTAGATAAGAACTGGTCTAAAGTAATGAGTATCTTATATAGACCCGTAACAAAGAAGCAAAGGGAACGATACGATATAGAAAGCTACGATGGTAACATAGATGAAACCAAATGGTTAGATGTTAATATGGAAGTTCATTGGGGAGCGCTGTTTTTTTTTGTTCGTTTGCAAATGGACTTGCTGAAAGGTATCCTGAAGTCTTTGAAGGAGGAGGAAGTGCCAGCCAACATGAGGTCAATTTTAGCAAGAAGTGGAGAGCTTATGCAACAATCATTGAGTTGGCCGATGGCAAGCTTAAAGAAATAGATGATGTTGTAAAAGAGCCATTAGAGAAATGTTTATTATATCTTGCTTATAGAGCTGATAGGAATCAATTAGAATCTCTAATACATAAAGAAGCTATGAAATCAATTGGACCTAAATAAAGGTCTACCATTTTTATTCTATCAGTTGTTAAATACATAAACACTATACTATGCCGTGGAGTAACAGCAGAAATGGAGCATTAAGGTACTCCGTAAATAGAGAAAACAATTCGGGCTATTATATAGGTCCGACTAGGGGATTATCTAGTCCGAAAAACTCACGTAGAGCTTGTTTATGTTTGCATGAAGATACTTACGATGTTAGGTGCTGTAATGGTGCTTTAATGGAGCAGGGTATTGGTGTAATCCAATCTCCGGTAAGAACATTTGGTGGAGCATTCTCCGATGGTTACTCTGACGGATTCAATGTGGGTTCTCCATTAAACCAATAAAATAACATTTTAGAATATGCCATTAAATAAACAACAATTAGAAGTAGTAAATCAGACTAACTTTCCTAACAATAATGGACAACTTATTACTCCGGCATTATTAAGGGATTTTAATAGTGATATAATTGAAGCAATACAGCTAACAGGCTCATATGCAACTACCGGTGCTAATACATTCGTAGGTAATCAGATAATCACAGGTAATTTAAGTGTTAGTGGTGTTATATCAGCAAGTGTACTATATGTACAAACTGAAACAGCATCAGTAATATATTCATCTGGCTCTAACCAATTAGGTGATGAGTTAAGTGATACACAAACTCTTTCGGGTAGTGTAAAGGTGCAAGGTAGTTTGACTGTTAATGGAGTGCCTGTTTTAACAGGTAGTGTTAGTGTAGATACAGGTAGTTTAGTTACTACTGCATCATTCAACGCATACACTGCTTCTAATAATCAAAGAGTTAGTTCATTAGAAACTAATAGTGCAAGTGTAAACATATCGATTACAAATGTAAACTCTGCAACTGCAAGTTTGTTTACATCTGTAAACTCTTTAAATAGTTTCACTGCATCTCAATTAATCTTAAACGGACAATACGCAACGACTGGTAGTAATACATTTACAGGCAATCAAATAATTGATAGAGCAAGTAAGTTATACACTAACGGAATATATTGGACTGATGTAACTGCAGGATATAACAATTTAGAAATCATAAACCAAGGTGGAGGTAATTTAGATTTAGCTTCATTAAATAATGGTAAGATTAGATTTGTTTCTTCATCGGTTAACTTCTTAAACTCTCCGATAAGTTCATCAAACGACATTAGTACATCAGCAAATATATACGCAGCTAATTTAACGGGTAGTACATTACCTTCTGGTGTTATATCATCATCTGCACAAATTACTTCATTAGGATTTGTTAGTTCATCAGTAACTGCATCTTCATTAGTAACAGCATCATTTGATAACGGAACTCGTAACTTAACATTTACGAAGGGAGATGCATCTACATTTAATGTAAACATTCCTGATGTGAGTGGTAGTACTTTACCAAGCGGACTATTAAGTTCATCGGTAACTAACTTTACGGATTATTCAGCATCAGTAGATAGTAGAATAAACTCAATCACAGGTAGTACAATAGATACAGGCTCATTCGCAACAACAGGCTCTAATACATTTGTAGGTAATCAGATTATAAACGCTGATTTGACTGTTAGTGGTAGTACTAATGTTGGATTCGTTAACGTAGCAGATGCAGGTGGAATTAATTTAGAAACTACCGGCTCTGGCTCTACAACTTCATATGGTATAGTAACTAACCCATCTAATGGTGATTTAGTTTTCAATACTAATCCAGGTAATGGTAGATTGATGACATTCAATCAAACGGATGGTATAATGAATCTTTGGAATGGTATGAAATTAGATACTTCATTTATTGGTATCGATGTTTATGACCATCCTTTAAACTTATCATCTTCTTTTGGTGGTATGACTACAATGTTAACCGCACAAGGTAACGTAGTTGTATCAGGCTCAATGATAGCATCGGGCTCATCAATTGTAACTGGCTCAATGAATATTACGGGCTCTATCTCAACAATTGGTTCGGCAAGTGTAATAGGTTCTCTTACTGCGTTAAGTAAAACTACTATTGAGCTTGGTGCTGATAATGGAATTAAAATAGGAGCAACTAATGGTAGTGGTGCTGGAATTGATGTAGGAAACATTTCAATGCAAGTTCGTCAAGGTAGTTTATCATTAGCACCTACGTTATTTTCTAATACAACTGCATCTCTTTCACACTTATCATCATCATCTTCTAATAGTTTTGTAAACTTAATATTCAAATCGAATAACAATACAGGTGATACAATCATATCAGGTAGTAATAACGTATTTGTTAACCCACCAAACCCAACCGCAGGATTCAAAAGATATGTAGGTGGATTCGGAAACAATTTAGGTATTGTTCCACAAATAACAGGCTCATATGGGTTCTCACCTAATATGTCTAATAGCTGGATTGCTACTGGTATGTTAATGAGAATACCTGTATCATCATCAGCATATACAATGGCTGGTAACGTATTAAATAATCCAACTGCAAATGGAGTTCAATTAGGAACTTCTGCAACACTTAATTTTGAAAAAGCAGTATCAGGTTTAACTTTTAATAATAATAATATAAATGGTACTTTAGGTGCAACCGCATATAAAACTCCATTATCATCATCAGTTACTATTGTTTCAAATAATATTGGTGGAAATGTTGGCCTAAATATGGATAGTTCATCTATCAGTTTTGTTAATAATATTGTTCAGGGTTTATTAAATGTAAACAACTCATATTTCCCATCTACATATACCGCACCAAATGCAATATTAGCAGTTAGTAACTTTATAAATGTAGGAGGTAACATCATATACGCATCAGGCTCTAACGCCACATTCCCATCAAATAGAAATGTTTTTGCAAGTAGTATGTTAGGTAATCAGAACGTAATGTCTGCATCACTTAATGGGAATAGTGCACAAATTCAATCTACACACTTAATCGGATTTGGATTAAACGTACTTGGTACTAACCTTATACAAACAAGCTCCGTAAACGATTTCGGTTCTGTATTCATAGGTAGAAATAATGCAATAGATGGTAATAAAAATAAAACAGCAGAGACTGTTTTCGCAGTAGGTACGGGTGATTCTACTACGAGAAAGACTGGATTCTTAATTGATTCAGGCTCTAACACATATGTAGAAGGTTCATTAAACGTAAGTGGAAGTACATCATTAACTGGTAGTTTATACATTCAATCAGGAAGTTGGATACCATCCGCAACAGGTAGTTCTTTATTAACTTGGAACGAAGCAACAGGGCGAGTAGCACAATCACCTCTTGCAGCTGTTTTAGCAAATACATTTAGTTTAGGAGTATTTACTTCTACCATAACTCAAAGTGGTAGTGCGGCAGTATCTCAATCAATGACATTTAATAATACTGAAGAAAGTTCAGGAGTAACCCTAAGCAATGATTCTCGATTAAATGTTGCAACTTCAGGATATTATAATATTCAGTTCTCAGCACAATTATTAGCAGATACAGGCGCAGATGATGTTTGGATTTGGTTAAAGAAGAACGGAACTAATGTACCTAATACCAATACGAGAATAACTCTTGCAAATAACGAAGAAATAGTTGCAGCATGGAACTTTGTTGTAAATGCAACATCAGGAGATTATTATGAATTAGTATGGCAAAGTGCAGATGGACATACTAATTTACTAACAGAACCAGCAAGTGGTAATTATCCGGTAATTCCATCCGTAATAGTAACAGTAACACAAGTAAGATAAAAAAAATAACTATTTCTAAAAATAGTATTGTTAAATAACTAAACAACAGATTATTATGAACGCAAAACAAGTCCTAAATAAGATAATCACTCTTTTAAACAAAGATGAGGTACGATTAACTTACGCTAGATTAAAAGATGGAACAATCGTAGAATCTCCTACATTTGATGTAGGCGAAGATTTGTTCGTAGTATCAGAAGATGGTACTAAAACCCCAGCTCCAGATGGTGAGCATGAATTAGCATTGAAAGATGAATCAGGCAACGAAAACTTAATCAAAGTTATCACAAAAGATGGTAAGATTGAAGAAAGAATGAATGTTGAATTAGCTGATGCAGATGCTGAAACTAAAAAAGTAGAAGATTTACCACAAGCTGATGGTGCTAAAGCCGTTGAAGATGTTCAAATGGCAGAAGAAACTGAAGAAGTTGGTCCTTTACCTTCAACAGGTGATGGAATGCCAGCAGATACAGAAGATGAACCATCAATCGAAATCGAATTAAAAGATATCGTAACTAAATTACAATATCGTATTGAAGAGATGGAAAAGAAGATTATGGAAATGGCTGAACCTAAAATGGATGAAGAAGTAGTAGATAAAGAAGCAGAAACTAAAAAAGAAGAAGTCATCGCTATGGGACTTCCTAAATTAGATGGAGCTCCAGTTGAAACTAAAATGGCTTCAATCGAATTAAACAGAAAGAATTACGGTAAGAAATTAATGAATACACAAGATTCATTCTTATCAAAATTATATAAATAAATTATTAACTCCAAAAGGAAAACAATGAAAAAAAATCAAAACTTTGCATTGCCTACATTTACTCAAAATACCTACGCAGGTGAGTTTGCAGGACAATACATCGCAGCAGCACTTTTAAGTGCAAAAACTTTGGATAACAAATATGTTGAGATTCACCCTAACGTGAAGTTCAAAGAAGTTATCCAAAAATTAGACGTGAGTGGAATCGTACAAGATGCTTCTTGCGATTTCGTAACTTCAGGTAGTGTTGCATTATCTGAAAGAATTTTAGAACCAAAAGAATTACAAGTTAACTTGGAATTATGTAAGCAAGAGTTTGTTGATTCTTGGCAGGCGATGCAATTGGGCTTTAGCGCATTTGATACCATCCCAGCTACATTCAACGATTACTTAATCTCTTATGTTGGTGGTAAAGTTGCTGAAGTAACTGAACAAAACATTTGGGCAGGTACAAACGTTAACGGACAATTCGAAGGATTCCAATCTTTATTATCTGGCTCTATCAGAGATAATACAACTGTAGTATCGGGCTCAATCACAGTATCAACTGGTGTTATCCCAGCTTACTCTGGCTCTACATTAATCGGTGGACAACCAATCTCTGGCTCTATCACATCTGCAAACGTAATCGCTAAATTAAACGATATCGTAAACTCTATCCCTGATGCAGTTTATGGTAAAGAAGATTTATTACTTTATGTAGGTACAGGTGTAGCTAAGGCTTACCAAACTGCATTAGGTGGTGGTTCAGTAGGTGCAAACGGATACAACAACCAATTGACTGTAGGAGAAAAACCTTACAACTTCAATGGTATTGATATCGTAATGTGTCCAGGTATGAGTGCAAACAAAGTTGTTGCAGCTCAAAAATCTAACTTATTCTTCGGGACCGGCTTGCTGGCAGATTATAATGAAGTTAAAGTATTAGACATGAGTAACATCGACGGTTCTCAAAACTATCGTATAGTAATGAGATTTACTTCGGGTGTTCAATTCGGTATCGGACAAGATATCGTATACTACGGAGCTTACTAAAAAAATTAAATAAAGGGTGGGGAGTAATCCTCACCCCATTATTAACAAATTAAAACTAAATCAATATGGCTTGTAATCTATCAGCTGGAAGAAATGAAGTATGTAAAGATAGTATCGGTGGCTTGGCTGGCGTTTACTTCTTTAAGCAATACACATCATCTTCTTTCTCGCAATCAGTAGCGACAGACACTACTGACCCGCTATTAACTGGAATACCTTCAGGCTCAATCCTGTATTATTATCAGTTAAAAGGAACAAGTGCATATACTGAAACAGTAAATTCATCTCGTGAAAATGGTACAACTTTCTTTACGCAAGAGTTAACTCTTAACTTAAAGAAATTAACAAATGAAATGACTACCCAATTAAAGCTTTTAGCTTATGGTAGACCTCAAATCATCGTAGCAACAATGAACGGAGATGCTTTTTTAGTAGGTAAAGACGAAGGTGCAGATTTAACAGCAGGAACAATTCAGACTGGAGCAGCAATGGGAGACCTTTATGGTTATTCCGTTACTATGACTGGTATGGAGAAGATGCCAGCTCAATTTTTATCTGGCTCAACTTACGAAAATCCATTAGCAGGTTTAACCGCTAACTACACAGTAGTATACGGAACTAATAACTAATCAGTATAGCATTTTAAAAATATTAGACCCTACTCTTAATTGAGTGGGGTTTTTTTATTTACCTACTATTTTTACTTTGGTTGGTGTTAAATATAGAAGAACATAAACTATTACGAGATAATGCTTACATATTTCATATCAGGCAGCAACGGATATACATTTAGAATGAATGAAACTACATCTAGTGCATTTACAATGTCACTACAAGATATGTTAACTCAAACTAATTCTACTGCTTCAATCACATCAGCATCTTATAACCAATATGAAAGTATGCTTGCATTTACTGCAAGTATAAATTCAGTATATGTAGGACAAGAATTTAGAGCAACATTGTTAACCGGCACAACTGAATTATGGAATGGAAGTATTCAAGTGTTTGGCTCACAATCAGTAGTTAAGCCTGAATACATTAACCAAATCCCATTAAATAGTGGGTCAATCTCATCGGATAGCAGTAACGAATATATTATAATGAACTAATATGAATAAAGCAGTAAACTTTTCAATCTTCGGACAAAACGGAAATAACTCCCTACCAATAGTTACGGAAGATACTAGAACAAGATACGGATGGATTCCATTTGGAATAAATGGACATGATGATTTCTTTGATGCAGTATCTATTGCATACAATCAGTCAACAACAACAGCTGCATGTATAGAAGGTATTGCAGATTTAATATTTGGTAAAGGTATCTACTCTAAAAGACCAGAGTTCGATACAACACTACAAAAGATACTACCGCAAGAGGATGTTAAGAGGGCAGCATTCGATTTAAAACTATTTGGTAATGCCGCATTCCAAGTCTATTGGAACGATGAGCATACGAAGATAATTAAGTTTTATCACATACCCGTACAAACACTTCGTGCTGAAAAGATATATGATAATCCAAAGATTGAGAACTACTACTATTGTGTAGATTGGAATGACCAAAGAAAGATTAGAGATAAGAAAAAGATTCCTGCATTTGAAACATCGAATGAGAAGATGGAAATACTTTGGGTTAAGAATTATACTCCTAACTTATATTACTATTCTCTACCTGATTGGATATCATCACTTCAGTATTCTATCGTAGAAGCTGAATTAAGTAACTTACATACTAACAATATACTAAATGGTTTCTTACCAATGGTAATGTTGAATATGAATAGTGGTGTTCCAGCTCCTGAAGAAAGACAAACAATAGAAGATTTATTATACGCTAAGTTTACAGGTACAAATAATGCCGGTAAGTTTATGTTATCATTCAATGATGACCCTGCTACTAAACCAACTATCGATGTAATACAAATAGATAACCTACATGAGAAGTTTAGTTATGTAGCAGAATACGCACAAGATAGAATATTAGTATCACATAGAGTAACATCGCCTTTATTGTTTGGTATCAGAACTGCTAACAATGGATTCTCTTCTCAATCGGAAGAAATGAAAACTGCTTTTAGTATCTTACAAACAATGACAATCGCACCATTCCAAAACATAATCTTAAACACATTAGATTACGCATTAAGTTGTGGTGGATATGATAATGTCGAATTATACTTTGAACAATTAACTCCATTAGCAATTCTTTCACAGCAAGCAGAAGAAACAGGTCAAACTATTGATGAAGTTTCTGACGAAACTAATGACCAAATGGAAAATCCTGCAACTACTGAAGATGCAGGTGATGCAGACCCACAAGATTTAGCACCAAACGAACCAATTGAAAGATTTGAGTTCGGTTTAAGTGGAGCATTTTTTAACAAAGAATATACAACTGAAAAATTATAAGATATGGCTACCGCACTATTTATTACAAGAAACGATATAATTAAGAATACTCCATTACAGGGTGCGATTGATGCAGATGCATTACTTCCATTTATGTATACCGCACAGGTAAAGTATTTGAAAAATCTTTTGGGAACTGTATTATATGATTATATAAGTGAACAAATAGAAACACAAACCGCATTTACAGGCAGATATGCTGAATTGATGCAAGAACAGGTTAAGCCAACCTTAATTTGGTACGCTTGTGTGGAATATATTCCATTCAGTTCTATACAATTCAAATCTAATGGCGCTGTGAAGCAACAGAGTGAGCAAGGCGTCGCTCCAACCAAATCGGAGATAGATTACCTATTAGCGAAGGCGCAAGCAAATGCTGACTACTATGCGTTGAGATTACAAAACTTTTTGATTTCATACTCAAACCAAATTCCACAATATTTGCAATCAGTAGGAAACCAAACACAAATATATCCAGACCAAACGAATCAATATTTTGGTGGTATTCAATTATAATAAATTTTAATATGCCAGTAGTATACAACCAAGGAACGAATTATACTTTATATTATAATGCATTGGATTATTTTAAAACAATAATGACCAATCACCCATCTATTGCCAAAGTAACAACAGGCGATATGATGGAAGTAGATACTAGGGAATTTCCAATGTATCCGATTGGCAATATAAATATATTCAATACAAACATATCAGACTCAACAACTAAATTTGAAATACAATTAGTAGTTGCTGACAAGATTAAGAATAAAGATAATGAATCTAATCCTATTAACAACGAACAAACAATTGGGTTTTACGGAGTAGATGACACTATTGACATACTTGCTAACACATTAGCAATTATAAATGATTTAACTTCATATACCGAATATGCAGTTGCAGCATTTGATATAGATTCAGATATTGTTTGTGAACCCTTTGTAGATAGGTTTAATAACGGACTCGCTGGACATGTAGCCACATTTACTCTGACTACACACAACGATAGAAATCGTTGCCTTTTTTTTTTGATTAATCCATCTGGTAGTGGGTATCAAATACGAAATTGTTCTACATCTGAAACTTATTACGCAGTATTAAATACTCAAATCCAAACTGGCAGTATATTTTCATCATATTATCCTTATACGGGTACATGCTATGAAGTATTACAAGAAGTTGAAGATTACAATGATTGGAATCTTGTTGGCTTACCTGTAAACAATGTTTATGGAAGTTGTGTTGCTTGTGCTAATGCTCAAACAACTACTACAACAAGTACGACTACTACAACAAGTACAACTACTACAACAACACTTGCTCCAACGACTACAACTACGGCAGGACCTACTACGACTACAACAACTGCAGCTGCTTGTTCATATACAGTAGGTCAATTGACAGAAGGCGGTGTTATTGCATATACATCTCCATCAGGAGCAATAGTATTAGGATTAGAAGATATTGGTAGTGGAATTATAGGATGTGAAGGTTTACAATATGATGCCGTTTCATTACCTGTTACTTCAAGTATACAAATAAATGCAGATACAATAGGAATGGGTTGGTATAATACTCTAAATATAGTTAATCAATGTAGTACATCAACAGCAACTATATTGGCATCAAATTATACAGGAAGTGGATATACTGATTGGTGTATTCCTAATAGAGCTGAGTGGCAACAAATATACAATAATAGAGTAATATTAGATGCAGCCGGTGCTAATTTAGGAACTGCTAATTATTGGCAAAGTGTTCCGTTCGGGCCGTTTGTTGGATTGCAAAACAATTACGCATTATATGCAAATTTTAGTAGTGGTAATATGACATCATTTGTAAGACGTAATACTATATTGCCAGTTAGACCTATTAGATATCTTTGTGATTTAACTCCGCCGCCGTTTCCTCCTTATACTACTACGACTACAAGTACGACTAGTACAACAACAATTGCTCCTACTACAACTACAACGACTGTAGCACCTACAACTACAACTACTACGGCAGAAGCAACTACGACTACTACAACAACTACAACTTCAGCACCACAAGCAGCATTTAGAGCATCTGCATGTTGTGATTCTACATCTTATATTGTAGGATGGACTTGGGGTGGTAATCCAGCTATTGGAGCAGTTTTATATAATCCAATTGCAGATACGTGTATGACAGTTATTGAAGCAGCTGCATCTCAATCAGTAAATTTCAATATTGGTTCAGGAATACAATATTCAACATATGTTTATGGATATACAGGTAGTATAGAAAATCAATGTGATAGATGTATTACTTTAAGGCCTTCACCTTGTGTTAATACAACTACAACAACTACTGCTGGTCCTACTACAACAACTACTGCAGGGCCGACTACAACGACTACTACAATAGACCCATCTTTATTTTATTATTATACCTCTCAAAGATTATTTTGTGACCCATCTAAACCTAATTTCACAAACACTTGTGGGTTAGATGCATCAGGAGGGATGGTTAGGTCTCCAAAATTCAATAATCTTACAGTTAATAGGTTTTATTTAACAAATCCATACGATGGTTATGTATATAGAATACTGACAATTTCGGAGTTGACTGAGCCTTCTGCTGTAACATTGGATTATAATAGTGAATATCTATCATGCGCAGCTGCTTGTTCAGCATCATCAGCACCATAAACAACTATTGAATAATGGCTATATCTAAAGTACAATTACCAATAAAGAATGTTGCAAAGCAGATACGAAATATAGCATCTGCTTTAGCACCACGTCAAACAGGCAATCTTCGTAATGTATTACGTTCCTATAATACGCCTGATAGAATGGTTAAGTTTGATAACAAAGGTGGAGCAAATATTACATTTTACTTTGCACCTCCTGGCGCTACTTATGGTAAGTATTGGAATAAACCATACGGAAGTGGTAGAGGTACAACTGCTACAATTAAAAAAAGATATCCTCAGCATTTTGATTATGCTGAAAAAGCATATTCAGACCCAAGTGTTAAAAAATTAATTAAAGATTATACAAAAGCATTAGGACAACAAATAGCAACTGAATTAAGAGAAGCAGTAAGAAGTAAATAACCATCACTTACAAATTGATTTTAGATGGTTAAATAAATAAAGAATACAAAGAAATGGCTTTAAGTATAGTTCAAACTCCCGCAACTGCATCATTGGCACAATCGCCAATAATCTTTTCTATAAATGAAAGTACAACTGCTACCGTCCTACAAGATGGATTTCAATATATATGTGATTTGTACTACTGGCAGGGAGCAATAAATAATTCAGGCTCTGCTGGCGATTACACTTTAGCAAAATATCCTAACACTACATTGAATGGTATTTTTGATTTAAATAGAATACTAAATTCTACACTAACTGATTTAGCACAAGCCAATCAATCTAATGTAGTATATTTCGCAGCAGATTTCTATACACAATATCTTACAGGTAGTGTATATGTGACTGGTTCACATTTAAAATCACAAACTTATAAAGCATTAGATGGATATGGTATATTCCAAGAACCAATTGGACAACCAATCTATGAAAAAACTCCACATTGGCCTTTAATGACTGATGGGCCGGCAACACAATCAGCATTCATTACGAATGAAGGTGTAGCTAGTATATACACAGGTACGACTGGAGGAGGAACACAACCTACACAGGTTTTTTATAGGTCATCCACAGGTGCAACCGCTACTTATAATACAACTGGCAATACTACTACATCAGGTCAGATAAGACAATATCCAATAGGACCAGCTGAAAGTGGATTTCCACTTTCGACAATCGGAATGGAATGGTTTTCAGTTGAACCAACTGATGGATTTATAACTATTGGTACACCTATAAGATATAATATAGTGTGTGAGCAAAAGTATCCAAACATTCGTATCAAATGGAAAAATAGATACGGACAATTTGATTGGTTTAACTTTAATATGGTAAATAGACAAGGATTCAATACCACAAGAAAAACCTACCAACCACAATTAGGTTCATGGCAGGCAGCTACTCTATCGTATAATAATTATGATAGTTCAACGTTGAATTACATTTCAGACTCATCACAAACTCTTTCAGTACAAACCGATTGGGTTAGTGAAGATTATAATAATATATTTAAAGAGCTATTAGTAGCAGATGAAGCATATTGGATATATGATGAAGCAACTGGCGATTTAAGACCTATTACTATATCAACCGATTCGATTACATTTAAAACAGGTGTAAACGATAAGGTAATACAATACGGATTTGATTTCAATTGGGGACAAGATTATAAATTAATTATATAATGGGAGTTACGAGTACACAAGGATTTAGTTTTAAATTAGTAGCAAACGGAACTGAATTAGACTTATTTGCAGATGAAGATATTTTAGTATCGGATAATGTAACAGGTCTATTTGATATCGGTGTGCTACCATCTGACTTTACTCGTCAAATTACTGTACCTGGTACAAAAGTAAACAACGCTTTCTTTGAGCATGTTTATGATATATCAGTTATTAACCCATACCTTTTTGCAACGAATGTTAAAGTTCCTTGCTATTTGGATTTCGATGGTATCTATTTATCTAATGGATACTTACAATTAAACAAAGTAAATGTTCTTGCTAATAAATTCATCGATAGTTATGAGATAACTGTATATGGTGGATTATCATCATTTGCAAGAGATGTCAATAAGAAATTCTTAACTGATTTAACTTCTTTAGCACAATATAATCATACTGCATCTTATAATAATATAACTGCGAGTTGGGGTGGTAATCTTTTTAGTGGAAGCATAGTTTATCCACTTGCAGATTATGGTAGTGGGTATCAATTTACGCAAGGTCAGTATCAAACATTTGGAATGAATACAGTTGATGGTTCATTGACTGTACAAAACTTTAAACCTGCTATAAGAGCTAAAGCAGTATTGGATGCAATATTTGAAGAAGCTGGATATACATACACATCATCATTTTTAGGTTCTGGTGTATTGGATGATGTATATATGAATTGTAATTATGCACTTAAATATCCTGAATTTAGTGGTGTTGAATTAGAAGAATATGGTAAAATAAAAGTAGGTTCTATTTCAGGTAGTACTGATACACTATTACCATCAAATACTTTTGTTACCTTACCTTTTTATAATGAGTTTTCTGACCCACAAAACTTTTATCAGAATGGTGCATATAGAGTAGAGAAGATGACTAACTTACAAGGTATTTTAAACCTTAATTTAAATGTAAGTTGTTCGGTAAATAATATGCCAGGCACATTTAGTGCAAATGGTACATTCCAATTACAAATGATTGAAACCGGCAGTTCAACTGCATATTCATTACAAGCTTTACAATCTTATATAATATTTTTTGACCAACTACAACAAAGTAGAACAGGTGGTATAAACACTACATACGAATTACAAACGCAATTTAAATTAAATAGTATTCCTCCTGGCAATTATTACTTTCAGGTAAGACAAAGACCTAACTTTGCATCACCAACGGTTCAACCAACGGTAACAATGGACCCGGATGAAACTACTAAATCGTATATACAAATTACGGAAGTAAACCAAGCAGCTGATGGTAGGGTTATGGATATACCTGCTAATATGCCTTTTGGTACTAATGGAATTAAGCAAATTGATTTTATATTAGGATTACAAAAGAAATTCAACTTAATCATTTATCCAAATAAGATAAGAGCGAATGAATTTGTAATCGAAACATTTAACGATTGGTATAAGAGAGGTGAGGTAAAAGATTTTAATAGATACATCAATTTAGATAAAACAATATCAGTAACTCCTGCAAACAATCTTGCAGTAAATAAACTTAACTTTGGTGATACATTGGATGGTGATTATATATCTCAACAATTTGTTAAAGGAGCTAATAGAGAATATGGTAAATCATATTATGTAGATACAACAAACTTCTTCTCACAAGGGGAATTTAATGTTAAAACAACATTTGCATCTGACCCATTATTAAGAATACCAGGTACAGGTTTATCGGGTAGTGTTGGTGGAATAAACCCATCTGTAACACAATATTCAGCGGGATACTATTACTTTACAAATATAAATAGTTCAACAGCTGCATGTGACTCTGGAACTGAATATTTTGAAATATTTACTGAAGATGGTAACTTAACACTAGGTCAAATAGCATATTTAGACCAATATGGAGCTTTACCTGTTAGAGGATATTATTATTTTAGTAATTCATTGCAAGTATATAGAATTAATGCTGGAACAGGTGAAATTGAAGGATTCGTTAGACTTTGTCCAAGATAAAAAATAAATTATGGCTCAGATAATACCCATCTACATACCCACTTATATATCATCCGAAGCATATGCGCCGGCTAGGGTATTACCACGTTTATTTTATTATAATGGATTAATTGAGTGTGAAACTTATTATATTGAAAGTGGCTCAGCTGCTATTGGTGGTGTAACTTATGCACAAAACGCATTTCCATACTTTGATAATTACAATGTAGTAACAGGTAGTTTTCCAACAGTAAATTCTAAATCACTTCTTTTTAATAATGAAGGAGCAGCATATGGTGAAGTTCCAACTGATTCGTTATATACTGATTATTGGCAAACATACATAGATTTATTATATAATCCAACTACACGATTATTAAATTGTGAAGCCATTATTCCATTGGCTGATTATTTTAAAATGGAATTAAACGATATAGTAGAGTTCAGAGGAAACTACTATCATCTTCGTGCAATCAATGATTACAACTTAACAAATGGTGAATGTAGTTTACAATTGTTAGGTCCAATATTAGCAGATGCATTACAATTAACAAATCCTGGTTGTAATTTCCAATTTTCATTACAACAAACAAATACTCCGGCGACTACAACTACGACTACTGCAGGAACTACAACAACTACGACAGCAGGTACTACTACGACTACAACCGCAGGTACTACAACTACAACAACTGCAGGCCCTACGACTACGACAACTGCCGGTCCTACGACTACTACTACAACGATTGCACCTACTACTACTACAACGACAGGAGCTAGAACAATATTTAGAGCAGCTAACTGCCAGGATATTTACGACTTTAATACATACCAAGCATTCCCAACAGGCGCTTTGCAAGTTGGTGATGTAATGCAAGATTCTTTTGGAACTTGCTACGAGATTTTAAACTTTACTGGTACGACACCTGTTGGTACATTAACATTTGTTGGTGGTTCAGGAAGTTGTGGAGCAGCACCTTGTATTACTACAACTACAACGGCAGCACCATTCTGTAACACTTGGCAAGTTAGTAACGCTACAGGCGCTGGATATTACTTTAAATACAAACCTTGTGGTGCAAGTACATTCTCTTACCCTGAAGTATTCGCTAATAGTTCAATGAGTGTTTGTGTTCAGAATGACCAAATATTTAACGCATTCGCAGCACCATTAACATTTACTAATTTAAGTTCATCGTGCGAAACTACGACTACGACTACTTTAGCACCGGGATGTTCTACATTTGTTATAACTAACAATGGTACTTTATTCACATTCATTGGTGAGTATGTATATTGTGGAAACGCATTTAGTTCATCTTATAGTGTAGGTACAGGCGAAACTATCGCATTGTGTGTACAAGATGGTAAAATAGATTTACCTTCAGGCGGACAATATGTAATCAATATTTCAGGAAGCTGTAATTCAACGACTACGACTACAACTACTTTAGCACCGGGTTGTTACTTAGCAACTATTATAAATAATAATACAGGAACTACATTCATAGGAGATTATGTATATTGTGGAGCAAGTGTATCTCAATCATTTAGTGTAGCAAGTGGTACTTCCGCTTCATTCTGTACGCAAGACCAAAAGATAGATTTACCTTCAGGACCTAACTATACATCTTCGTTTGGACCGGTTGGTGGTTGTGCAGCTACTACGACTACAACAACTACATTAGCACCGGGATGTTACTTAGCAACTATTGTAAACAATAATATTGGAACTACGTGGATTGGTGAGTATGTATATTGTGGAAGTTCAGTATCACAATCGTTTAGTGTAGCATCAGGTACGAGTGCAAGTTTCTGTACGCAAGACCAAAAGATAGATTTACCACCATCGGCTTCTTATTACACTTCATCATTTGGACCAGTAGGAAGTTGCGCAGCTACTACGACTACAACAACTACATTAGCTCCTGGTTGTTATTTATATACTATTGTAAACAATAATATAGGTACAACTTGGATAGGAGATTATGTATATTGTGGAACAAGTGTATCTCAATCATATTCAATATCATCTGGCACATCAGCATCTTTCTGTGTACAAGACCAGAAGATTGATTTACCACCTTCTGCATCTTATTATACATCATCGTTTACCGGACCTGGTACGTGTACTGGTACAACTACAACTACTACGGCAGCTCCTACGACTACTACTACAACATTGCCAGCAGGATGTTTCATCTATGATGTTCAAAACAATGGAGCAGGAAGTGCATACTTTGATTATCAATATTGTAATGGCCAGTATGTACATCAGTTATTAGCAGGTAGTGGAGCATCAACCAGTGTTTGTGTACTTAATCACAACATTAGTTCTTCATACGCACCAATGGTAATTACTTATACAGGAACTCCGTGTGTAACATCAACTACTACAACGACTTCTACAACTACAACGACTACTTTACCTCCGTTTAGTAACCCTTGGACTGCAGATGCTTGGTTTGATTCAGCAGGATTTAGTTTCGATGTAGAATACTATAATACAAATAATTCATTCACATCATCAATAATAGTTTAATATGGCATTGCAGAAATTAATAGGTGGGCCCGCTTGGGATGTTGTATCAAATCCAGATTACGCATTATTTGCTGATTTTCATTACTTTATTTCGTCAGGAAGTATTGAAAGAAGTAATCCGTGGAACTCACCTGCAGCTCCAATAGCAAAGGTTTTAAACGTAACTAATATAACAGCAAATCCGGTTGTAGCAAACTACGTCTCATCTTCGGGTCAATTAACAAATGTAATCCTAACTTCAGGCTCAACTGCACAAATAGCATCACAAACTATCCCATTGGGTTTAGATAATAATGCATGGTTAAGTGCAAGTATCGTTTCGGACTTTACAGGTAGTGTAACTGCAAGACCTACGGGAAGTAGATGGTTTGAATTAGAATCAATTAGAACGATATCGCAAGATACATATGTATATACAATTGCTGATGGAGCAACTACAATTACGAGAACTAATACAGGTCAGCCTGTAAGTGGCTCATTAAGATATAGATGTAGTAGAACTATTCCTTATTTAGATAATGGATGGTGGATTATAAGAGATTTATATGATTGTACAGGTGGTACTACAACTACGACTAGTACAACGACTACAACAAGTACGACTACTACAACAACTTTAGCACCTACCACTACGACTACTACATTAGTACCTACTACTACAACAACAACAGCAGGTACTACAACTACTACTACTTTAGCATCGCAAAAGTATTATGTTGAAAGTTGTTCAGGACCTGGTGATATAGTTGGTGTAATTGAAATTACAAACGCACCATTGTTAACTGCAGGACAAGTAATTAGACTTAATACGAATGTTGCGGGACTATCTTGTTTCGTTGTATATAGCACATCAACAGGAACAATTACATTGGGAACTCGTAGTGTGACTAACATTTATACTGATTGTGGGGATTGTACGGACTAGTAACTAACTAATTAAAAACCAATTGTTAAATAGTATATGGCTGATGTTTATTATAATGTAACGCTGAGTACTGCAGAAGCAGGTTCAGGACCAAACTACGATGTATCGTATTCAAACGATTGTGTAACATATTTACCTGCAACTCCATCAACGGTAACATTAGAAAGTGTTGGCTCTCAAGCTACTATTACTATACCCGATACTACACAATGTGTAAAATTAACTAATATAAATTCAAATTGTACAAATAGTGTATCATCGTCTGTAACTCCTACAACGACTACAACTTCTACTACAACTACCACTGCAGCACCAACTACTACAACTACAACAACCGCAGGACCAACTACTACAACAACAAAAGGACCTATTAGATTTGATTGGAACTTTATTGAAAGTGGTGGAGCTAGAGGTGAAATGTTTTTGTATATAAACGGAAGTGAAGTTGAAAATAGAGTTATTACATCAAGTGGATTTTATAATGTTAATGTTGGTGATACAATATATTGTGAAGTTTTTGCTGATGAATGTGGACAAGCAGCCAATGCATATTGTATAGGAATTATTAACGATGCATCTTGCGCTACTGGAAATACGAGTTTTATTAGTAGTACTTACACAGTATTAAGTACTGATACATCTTTGGTATTATCAATGTACTCTACGTGTGATGTAGGATGTGTGTAACAAATTAAATTTAAGTTGTTAAATATGTAAAGATACTTAACAATGGAAAATGGCATTAAAATAGTTATGAAAAATTTACGATTTGTGTGTGCTCAACCGGCAACACTTTATTACGCTTGGCAAGTAGAAGTAATGTTAAACAATTTCATTGAGATGGGTGTTAACCCTAACAATGTAGATATTGTTTGTTGGAAACAAAATGGCGTTGTGCCTGAAGAATGGAGTAAGTTAGCATCTGGCTATCCCGCTCGATTCTTTTTTTATGATGACACGAGAGAAACAAAACATTACAT